ACAGCCGCCTTAATCTTAGCCTTTAAGGACATTAGTTAGACCTCCACCAAGCAGACCCCGTTCCACCTGCGGACCCCCTACGAATAAGCGGTCGGATAGGCTTCATGGCGACTGAAGGTTTAATGGAAGTTCTTGTTACGTCGCTATTGGAATCAGACAGGCTGATAGACCCAACAGAGATGCTTTCGAATGTCTGAGTTGTACCTGCTAACAAATCTTCATTGTTAACCAAGTGAAGTGACTGTTCGTAAACAGCCACCTTAACCAAGTTTGGTACAGCGTCTTCCTCAATGGAAACCTGCATACCAAGACGTGAGTCCCAGTATACAGCGTTCTTACGAGGCCACGCTAAAGCTTGGGAGGAACTAACAGCAGCGCCAATCCAAGCATGGTCATCAATCAGCTGTGTAGCTGTAACCAAGGCCTGTTCTTTGACTTCGTCTGATGCGTCGAACCAAGCGGCACTATCAATGCGAGTGTCAAAGTACTCATCAGCGTCTGCTAATTCTACATAGCTGTTTGTATTGAGTACAAGTGCCATTAGTTCCTCCTTTTAAAAATTAAGCGTGGAAGATTGGGAGAATGCCCAAGTTCAAGCTGTCCATCTTACGAACCCAAGAAGCGCCCGAGATGAAGTTAGCGTTAGTTGCGAAGGCGGTAGTAGCGCCAGCCCAGTCATAACCCATTGGGTGCATGACGTAGCCCCAGCGGTACCATACGTTTGTGGAACCACCACCTGTGTAGGAAGCCGCCGAACGGTCTACTTCAACAGGAGTTGGAAGGCCCAGGGATTGAGCTGCAACCGAGCCTGGCTTGATGATGAAAGTCGCTTTTGTGGACTGAGCATTCAAGTCGCCAACAGCGGCACCAGCAATCATCTGGTTAGCACGTGTCATTACGAGACGGAACTTACCACCGAAGATTGTGGAGAACTCAAGGTTGCCATCGGTAACCATTGTGTCGTCTACCAAGTTAGCAGCACGCATTTCTGCCATTACTTCTGGCGAAGTTACGAGGTACATGAAGTCTGGCTCATAGTCTTTGAACGCAGCACCGATAGAACGGAACAGACGCTCACCACGAGCAGCGCCCATAGCAGTGCTGTCGAACAGTTTACGAGCGTCGCCAGCACCAGTAGCAGCAGCGCCGTGCAGACCCAGAGCGTTAACGTCTACGAAGAAACCAGTTGCAGCAGCATCGGTGTCTGTGTCGAAGTCGATGAGACCACCGTTTCCTGTGCCACCTAGGTCGCCCAGAGCAACTTCCGAGTGAGCTACACCCTTAAGAACGGACAAAAGAGCGTCATGCTCGTCTTGTGCACGGACTTCAGCGAAGTCACGAGCAATCTTAGCAAGACCATCCTGGCGGGATACGACTTCCTGCATGTTGACTTGCTCGGCGCCGAAGGTGCGGAGAGTCTTAATGAAGTTAGCGTAGTCAGTTGCGATAGTTGTGTAGGTGCCGTTAGCAGCGTTGGAGAGCGAAGCAACGTTTACTGTTGCGCTCAGTGGCTTGTACCAACGGAACTGGCCGTAGAAGTTCTCGCCGGAAGCGTCGATTTTCTGGTCAGCAGCAACGATGCCCGTGCCGTTTAGCTTCTTTGCGTTAGTGTAAGCTTCATCGCTGTAAGCGGAGATTGCCAGAGCAATGTTCTGGAAGTCAGTGTTTGTAATAGCCATTTTGTATTTCCTTTATGGATATGTTGTGGTTAGTAACCAAAATTACCTAGCTTCCCCTTCGAGGCAAGTGCTAGAATTTCCTGAGTTGACATTTCACCGATAGATTTAGTCTTATCGGTATTAGGAGCACCTGCAGGGGCGCCAGTACCTGAGCCCGAGTTAGATTTAACACGGAACAGGAACGAGTTGTCTTCGGACTTAGAGTAAGCCTCAATGAATTCTTTAATTAGAGTACCAGATTTATGGACCCAAGAACCGTCTTCACTTTGAACAAGGTCATCAGTGATTTCTCGGCGGGCCATTTCTCGTGATTTATCGCTACGGAATTCCAAACCAGCAAGAGCATCATTTACAACACCATCTCGGCGAAGCGAGGTAATGTCTTTCTGATACAATTCTAGTTTAGCCTTGGCTTCCGCCAGTTCCATTTCGAGAGCTTCTTGAAGCTTGCCCTCTTCTTTCAAGCGAGCGAGGTCGGAGTCTTTCTTAAACTTCTCCATCTCTGCTTTCATTTTGAGAGCTTCATCACGCTCCTTAGCCATGCGGTCCATGTTGGCTTTCATCTTGGCGAGACGCTCTTCGATGATAGATTCCATGTCATTAGCAGGGGCCTTTTTAGCAGCTTCTCGTGTTGCTGCCTCTAGAGCCTCTGTTTCAGTGGCTTCGGTGGTTTCTTCTACTTGGGTTTCTAGAGTTTCACTCATTGTTTGTCCTTCTCAGTCACAGACTGAAGTTATGATAATAATAATATATAGTTTGAGTCACAGACTCGGTTAATTTTAGATAGTCCACAGGCTATTACAAATAGTTCAAGGACCAATCCCGTACCAGTCATACCCGTCCCTAATAGGTGCAAGTATGTCTTCGCGAGTTAGTTTGTTAGGTGGGTCAATAAGACCACGTCGTTTAGCTTCAGCGATGAGCTTGTCATACGCTGCTTTTGAAAGTCCTTCTTTGCGCCAAGCTTGGAGGGTCTTTCTAATTGTATCTCCTTCGAGAGCATCTGCATAGATGGTTCTCAAGGCATCTTTAGCTTTCTGTGCGTCAGCTAGGTTTGTGAAAAAAGCGTCATGGATGGTTCCAGTATCCACACCGTTCTTCAGTCCCCAAAGGTGGAACCTGCGCACAATCACAGCATCGTTACTGTGGTTTCCGTTAACACCTAGCCCAATAGAGGCGTCGGCAAAGGCATGTTTACCACGGAGTTTACCGTCGTCAATAGTGCCTTCGTAGATGTTTGCAATTTTACGCCCAGTAACTGGGTCAGTAAAGTCAATGCGAGTTTGATTTTTGCCACGATACCTTTGCATCATAACCTTACCATCAAACGTCACCCAAGGAATATCTACTTTCTCTGTCTCCTTGACGTAAGTCTTGGCTGCTGCTTTCCAGAAGTTAATAAACTCGTCTGTAACAGGAGCACGAGCAGAAAGATGTTTAGACATAATCCTTGATATCTCTTCGAAGTCCTTTGGCCCCACTAGCCCAACACGAGCGTTGGATAGTTTAATGACAAAGTCTTCAACATCCGGGTGGAGTTCTCTAGCTGCAAGTAGCAACTGTCGTCCAACTGGTGTATTACCATTAACCATTTCAATTAACTCAGACCGGAAGCCTTTTAGAGAGTCAACTGTCACAGAGGCGCCAAGCTTGTCGGCAACCTTTATCTTACCATCAACAACACGAAGAATGTCGTTAAGGTTATCCTTTGTTATAGCGTTGTAACCCTTTTTATTAAGGATTCCTGAAAGCTTGTTAGCAATGTTAGCTGTCTTTGTAGCGTCCCCAGCCAAGTGTTTGTTAAATAGGTTAGTCAGGCCTACCTACTTATAAAAAGCCCTACCAGACGAAAACCATCTTTTAACGGTTCTGTGAGATACGTTTAATTGACGCCCCGCCTCTCGGAGTGAATGGAATTCTTGACCATCTACAACTACAATTTTGGCGAGATGGTGCTCATTCCTCATTCTCTCGGATTGAGTTGCCCTTGATTCAGCTGGCCATACACCTTTTAATTTGGGTTTTCCCTTTGCCCCAATTCTCTGGTAATATGCCTTAACTGCATTGTTTTGTTTACGCATCTGTTCGTCTGTGTTCTTCCTTCCAGCTAAAGCCTCACTAGCTTTCTGCGAATATTCCTCACGTAGCTGCTTAAAAGTTGAGCTACCAAGAATACCACGATTAGCATTCATAAACCTAAATGCATATGTCATTTTTGTGTTACGGTATATTTTCCATAATAAGAAATGAGCAATATAGTGTTCCTTTGCTGTAAGATAAACGATATTATCGTTCTCATCAGAGCCACCCATAGATTTAGGTATAACATGATGACCCTCGGTATAAATACCGTCAGGCTTTTCTGTTCTACCGTACTTCCTTATGAGTTCATCATAATGGTATTTGTAGTTCATTTTGGTTCCTTTTATAAGTATCTGCATGTCGCCATGCAGTTCAGACTATATCTTATACACTTTCGTGTACCCTCGCGCTTCCATCTGACATTTAGATGTACTCCTTTCGGATAGTCGTTACACGTTCAAAGATATTTCCATATCTAAGCTTCGCTCGGTATTGTCTCAGAGAGAGTTCCACCGAATTCACGAGGTTTTACTACGGCAC